AAGATAGCTATTTTTCCGTCGTTATTCTTGCGAAGATCCGGGCAGCCTATAACGCGGAGCTTGCGAAAAGCACCGGCGCACTGGCCGCCACCACGGCAGCCCAGACAGCCGAAAACGTAAGCGCCACAGCCGGGACCGTAGCAAACACCGGCCTGGCCGCATCCTTCCGGGCCGTAGGGGCCGCGATTAAGTCTATACCGGTATTCGGGTGGATCGCCGCAGCAATAGGCGCAATTATAGCCGTCGCGGCGAAGTTCATAAAGCAGGCCCGCGAAGCAAAGAAGGCTATTACGGACTTCCAGAACGCCGTCGCGGAAGGCGCAGCCCCCGCAATAGGCGCAGTAACAGAGCTTGCAGGAGCCTGGGCGAAGTTAGGCGACAATATCAAGGCAAAAGAGCAATTCCTGAAGGACAATAAAGCCCGGCTGGACCAGCTGGGCGTCTCCATAACCAGCGTAAAGGACGCGGAAGCCCTTTTCAATAACGGGGCGGAAGCCTACGTAAAGGCCCAGATGGCCCGGGCAAAGGCGGACGCTTACAGGGCACTGCAGCAAGACAACCTAAAGAAGCAGATCCAGCTGCAGCAGGAAATAGACAGCATGCCGGACAAAGTAACGCAGTTCACGCCCGGCGGCATGTTCGGCGGCTCCATAGCCTACGAAACCGATAACAAGGCGAAGGACAAAAAGAAGGCAGAGCTGGCGGAGCTTACAGCCACCATCGAAAAGGGCTACGCGGACGCCACCGCCGCGGAGCAGGAAGGCCTGCGGATCCTACGCGAAGCCGGGCTTTTGACGACCGGCGGAGGGGGCGGCGGCAGCAACGGACCCAGCGCCGCGGAGCAGTTCAAGAAAGAGCTGGAGGACAAAAAGAAGGCCTACGACCAATTTAAGCAGTGGGCCGCATCTTCCGACGCCATAGTCAGGGACGCAGCCGCCCAGCAATACGCGGAGCTTTTGAAGGGCGGGGAGAATTACGTGGACTACCTTAAGAACCTACGCGCCCAGCTTGTAGAAGCCATGCACGGGGACGGGACCAAAGCCCAGAAGGAGCAGCTGGCCGCCATTAACACCGCCATCGCAGAGGAAACGAAGGGGGCCGCCCTTGCGGAGTTTAAGGCCGCCTTACAGGAACAGATCGACGGGGCAAACGGCATCCTTGACGTATTGAACATCATCCAGGAACGCCGCAAGGCCCTGGAAGGCGACGACAGCGAGCTGGCGAAGCAGGAAGGCGCAGCGCTTGACGAAGCGGAAAGCGACGCAGTAGAGAAGCAGAAAGAGCAGACAAACGCCCTCCTTGAACAATACGCGGACTATTTGGACCAGAAGGTCCGGCTGGCCCAGGACTACGCAAACGACGTCGCCCTGCTTGAAGCCGCCCTTACAGCCACGGAGGATGAGGAAGAAAAGAAGCGGATCCAGCGCGCCATCGACAACCGAAAGCGCCAATACGACCAGGCCTCCGGCGAGGACTACGAAGCCATGCTGGCCGAATACGGGACCTTTGAGGAAAAGAAGGCCTTAATCGTAGCGGAATACGCGGAGAAACGCCGCCAGGCGGAAATCCTTGCAGCAGAAAGCGGGAATACTTCTATTCTTGAAGGCCTGGACAAAGCGCAGGCGCAGGCCCTTAGCAAGCTGGCCGCCGAGACCTTGCAGGCCAGCGAACAATGGGCGGAGCTTTTCGGGAACCTTGACGAATTGACGGCGACCCAGATAGAGGACCTGGTGGCGGAGATTGAAAAACAATTTTCCAGCCTTTCCGGCGTATTCGACCCCGTAGACCTTAAGACGATCCGGGACAAACTTAACGAAGCCAAAGCGGTCCTCTACCAAGAAAACCCCTTTGCACAGATGGCCGCCAGCTTGCGCGCGATATTCAACAACGCCAGCAAGGACAGCAAGACCAGCGCGAAGGACATAAAGAAAAACTGGAAGCAGCTGGGCGAAGCCACGAAGTCAAGCTTTGAGTTTGTAAGCGACGCGATAAACAGCTGCGCCCCCTTGAAGGACGCCATCGGCGAAGTCGGAACCACGGCTATAACTTCGCTTATGAGTACGGCGGCCGTAGCCGTAGGCGTAGCGACGGCCATAAAGACGGCCGAAAAAGCCTCCGTTATTCTTGCGATTATTCAGGCCGCCCTGGTCGTAGTAAACGCCGTCGTGGACGTAATTAAGGCCATTTGCGGAAACCAGGACAAACAGATCGAGGAAAGCATCAAGAAACACGAACAGCAAATTAACCGGCTTAGCAACGCTTACAACCAGCTAAAATGGGAGATTGACAAGGCCCTGGGAGAAGATTATTACCAGAAGCAGGGCAAAGCCATAGAGAACCTCCGCAAGCAGAACGCGGAGCTTCGAGAGCAAGCCCGCCTGGAAGCTTCCAAGAAAAAGAGCGACTCCGAAAAAATAGACGACTTTACGGAGAAGCAAGCCCAGAACTTGCGCAATATTCAGGACATCATCCAGGAAATAACGGAGGAAGTAACGCAAACCACGGCTTCCGAATTTTCCGACCAGCTGGCGGACGGTATTACGGAGCTATTCAGCACCGGGATGAGCAAGTCCCAAATTAAAAAGACTTCCGAGCAGATCGCCCAGGAGATTATGGCGAACGCCGTAAAGGCCGCCGTAAGTAAGCAGTTCTTAACGGGACCTTTGCAGGCCGCCATGAAGCAGCTGCAGGCCGCTATGGGCTTCGACGCCGAAGGGAACGGGACCTTTGACGGCTTGACCCCGCAGGAGCAGCAGGCATTTAAGGACCGCGTCCACGCCATCGCCGCGAACTACGCGGAAGCTATGAAGGTTTACGAGGACCTTTATAAAGAGCTTGACGGGGCGGACACCACGACGCTGGCCGGCGCTATTGCAGGAGCCAGCCAGGAAAGCATCGACCTGCTGGCAGGCCAGACGAACGCCGTCCGGGAAAACCAGGTTACAAGTATAGACCTACTTAGGGAGCAGCTTATCCACCTGGCCAGCATAGACGCCCGCGTCGGCGAAGCGAACGCCATTATTCGGGACATTTATAACGAATTACGGGGCGCGCCCAGCCTTGACCGCGAACTGCGCGCTTCCGGTTATACAGGAGACTAAAAAAATGAGCATTAACAAGGAATTAGCAAGGGCGGCGAAGGCCGCCGGCGTATGCCAGGAATGGCACGAACGGATCCTTTGCACGGAAACAATAGAAGGGCTGGCCGCGCTATTCTTTAACGGCATAGACTTCTGCCTGAGCAAGGGCGTCCCGAGCCTTGAATATTTGCGGAACCTTCCGCGGGACGTAAGAAACGCCGTAAATATTTACGTAGACGAAAAGGGGCTGCGCCTGGGTAACACCGGCCGCGCCGCCTTTTTCGGGGAGACGGACGCGGTGGCCGTTTATAACGGCTATCAGCCCGCCCTGCTTTACGCCACAGGCGACACCCGGCTGCACATTCTGGCGACCGGGAACGCCGTAGTTACCCTGGACGCTTTCGACCGTTCCCGCGTAACCGTTGAAGCCAGGGACTCCGCCCGCGTTACCGTATTCCAGTACGAAGGGGCATCCGTTGAAACCATAACCGGCGAAAACCCGGGGACGGTTAAAGTCGTAGTTAAACACAAAAAAACATACTAACAATGGCCACCAGAGAAGAAAATATTATTTTGAACCTGCCCTTTGACGAAGCGCAGGGATCAACAACGGCGTATGATTATAGCCGCGGAAGGCACGACGCCACCCTGACGGGGGCGAACTTTGTACCGGGCCGCCAGGGCAACTGCATCGAATTCGACGGAGCAGGCCGGGCGGAGATTGAAACGGACTTTGTGCCGCTTACTTCCAACTTTACCCTCACCGCCTGGATCCGCCGCAAGCAATACCCGGACGGCTATACAGGCGCGAAAATAGGAGTATTTTTCAACTGCCCGGGCGTTAATAACTTCCGGGAAGCCTGGTACGACGTAAACCCGGAAACGTGGGGCTTCTGGGCCATAGTAAAGAACGGGCGCGAAGTAAGCGTTTACCTTGACACGCAGCTGGTCGGAACGCTAAACCTTCCTTCCAACCCGGAAGGCTTTAGCATCCTTCAAGACATTTACAGCACGGAATACGGGTACGGATGCCTGGACGAAGTAAAGATTTACGACGCAGCGCTGACGCAGGAAGAAATTACGGAGCTTATCAGCACCGCCACCTCCCTGGAATACTACCTTAACGGCGTAAACTTCAAAGACCACGGGGTCCGCGTATCTTCCAGCAACGGCATCCTGGACCGCCCGGCGACAAAGAAGCCGTACAGCGTAGACTGGCCCGACGAACACGGGGAAATAGTAGATCTTTCCCGCCGCCGCTTTGAGCCGCGCGAAATCACCCTTTCCTGCTTTATTCAGGCGAAGGGGAAAATAGACTTTGTTACGAAGCTTAACGCCTTCCTTGCGCAGTTTGACGGGGACGGAACGCAGCGCCTTATGATTGACATCCACCCGACAAAGCCGCTCGTTTACGAGGTTTACCTGCCGAACGCCGTAGCTATTTCCAAGCGCTGGAACGACAGCCTTATGGTCGGAACGTTCACGCTTAAGCTAAAGGAGCCGGAACCGGTAAAGAGGGTGGTCCGACACCAGAGGACCAGCAGCACAACGGCGACGCTTTCCATCACCATGACAACGCCCAAGCTTATGACCATATACTGGGGCGACGGAACGGCCACCTACGACGTCGCCGGCGAAGGCGTAACCGTTACGCACGAATACCAGGAAGAAGGGATTTACTACGCTATTGTGGCGGGCGTAATTGAAGAAATTACAGACTTCGAGACAAACGGAATCGTCGTATGGACCAAATTATAATAATTCACAAAGACGGAACGACCCTGCCGCTCATGCGGCGGGGGGCCGTTTCCGGCGTTACCAGCGCCAAGCAAAAGAAAGCTTTTGCAGGAGCGGACACCGTAACGATGACCGTAGAGAGCGCCCTGCCCCTTGACTTCCAGCTGGGGGACAAAATAGTCGCTTTCAGCGGGGAAACGTACACGCTTAACGCCCTGGCCCCGGTCAAGAAGATAGGCCCGCGGCGCTTTGAATATACGCTTACTTTGGAGGGCCGGCAATATGAGCTGATAGACGC